ATGAAGCGTGAAACAGGGCAGGTGAAGGATTACCGCCCGAAGGCCGGATTGGATCCCGTGAACAGTCTTGATTTTGACCGCAAGCCCGAAGATACGCGTGTCGTCGTCGCCATGTCCGGCGGCGTCGACAGTTCCGTGGTCGCCGGCCTGCTCAAACGCGAGGGCTACGACGTCTTAGGCATCACGCTGCAGCTCTATGATCACGGCGCTGCCGTCCATCGCGCCGGTTCCTGCTGCGCCGGCCAGGACATCGACGACGCGCGCCGCGTCTGCGAAACGCTCGGCATTCCGCATTATGTGCTCGATTACGAGGCGCGCTTCCGCGAAACGGTGATCAATCCCTTTGCCGAAAGCTATATCGCCGGTGAAACGCCGATCCCTTGCGTTGCCTGCAACCAGACGGTCAAGTTTGCCGATCTGCTTGCGACCGCCAAGGAGCTCGGTGCCGATGCGCTGGCGACCGGCCATTACATCCGCTCGCGCCCGAGCCCGAACCCGCGCTATGCCGGGCAGCGGGCGCTCTACCGGCCGACCGATGCGGACCGCGACCAGAGCTATTTCCTCTTCGCGACGACGCAGGAGCAGATCGACTATCTGCGCTTTCCCCTGGGGCATCTCTCCAAGGCCGAGACGCGCAAGCTCGCCGAGGAGATGGGCCTCGTCGTCGCCCAGAAGGCCGACAGCCAGGACATCTGTTTCGTGCCGCAGGGCAAGTACAGCGACATCGTCTCGAAGCTGAAGCCGAATGCAGCGCTTTCCGGCGAGATCGTGCATCTCGACGGCCGCGTGCTCGGCACCCATGAGGGCATCCTGCACTATACGATCGGCCAGCGCCGCGGCATCGGCATTGCGACCGGCGAGCCGCTCTATGTCGTTTATCTCGATGCCCGCTCGCGCCGCGTGATCGTCGGCCCCAAGGAAGCGCTGGAAACGCGCCGCGTCTATCTGCGCGACGTCAACTGGCTTGGCGACGAGGAGCTCGAAGCGGCTGCTGCCCGCGGCTTCGACTGTTTCGCCAAGGTGCGCTCCACCCGCCAGCCGGCCCCGGCTATCCTGGCGATGGACGAGGAGGGCATCTATGTGGAGCTCGCCGAGGGCGAAGCCGGCATCGCGCCCGGCCAGGCCTGCGCGCTCTATTCGGGTGTCGGCGAGGATGCGCGCGTCTATGGCGGCGGATTTATTCGCAAATCCGAACGCGAAGCGGGTGCGGAAGCGGCCTTGAAGGCGCTGCTTTCGGCGCCGGCGGCCGCCTGAAGCCCTTGATTTCCGGGCTGTTGTGAAAACTTCACATTTTCCCGGAGACTTGGCTTGACACTGGCCGGAAGCGCGCCTTATAAGCCGCCCGTCCAGTCAAGACGGCTTCCCCTTCGAAGCCCCGACGCGGTACCCGGCGGAGTAGCTCAGTAGGTTAGAGCAGAGGAATCATAATCCTTGTGTCGGGGGTTCGAATCCCTCCTCCGCTACCAACGATCTAGCCGACAGTGTGGAATCAATCAGGCTAGACAAGTATCCTTTTATTTGGATCGTGTACGGCTCTCCTTTTTCCCTTGGGTGAACGATAATGGCCGCCACCAATTGCCGGAAGGCGCTTGCCGCGCCAACGTCAACAGTGCCGGTCTTTGTTGCGACGATGTCGGCAAGATGCTCGACATTCTCCTTGAAGCGCTTCACGGCTTGCGGGTGGAGCTCGATAACGTTCGAAGGTGCCTCGCTTGCGGCGATCTCTCGCTCAAGTCGATCGCGCTCTTGACGCAAGGGCTGCAGTAGCACCGCCGCCTCGTCGTCATCGATCAGACCTTTTGCAATCCTTTCGACGATTCGCGTGATGCCGGCTTTGGCGTCTGCCAGCGCTTTCTCTGAAGTGCTGCGGTTCCGGCGTGCCTCTGCTTCGATACGGCGGCGCTCTTCGCGATAGGCTTTCACGTATTCGTCAATGATGGCCGTATCAGCGAACTGGATGCGCAAGCTGTCGAGCACCTGGCGCTCGATTTTCTCAATGTAATAGCGCGCGCCGTTTGTGCAGCTTCTGGATTCTCGATAGGTGCTGCACTGAATCCGCGGCCCGCTTCTGTCTACGCCCATGAGCGCCATGCCGCCGCCACAGCAGCCACAGCGCAACAGGCCAGAAAGCAAGCGCTTGGACTTCGGCACGTCTCGTGCTCGCGCGCCTCCTGTCGCCTCTTTCCGCGCTTGCACAGCGTCGAAGAGCGACTGGTCGACAATACGAAGGTGAGGCGCGTCTATCTCCTCGTATTCGCTTTCTGGATTGATGCGCGATATGCGGCGGCCGGTGGACGGGTCTTTCACCATATGCACGCGGTTCCAGATCATCCTGCCGGCATAGATCGGGTTGCGCAGGATGCCGTTGCCACGCTGGCCGTTGCCGTTGATTGTTGAGCCGTTCCAGCGCAGTCCACGCGGCGCAGGGATGCCCTCAGCGTTCAATGTCGCGGCAATGGTGCGCGGGGCGATGCCGGTGGCATAAAGCTCGAATATTCTCCGCACCGTCGCGGCCTCTTCCTCGACGATCTCTAGTTCGCCCTTCTTCCCAAGCACAGGGCGGTAGCCGTATGCCTTGCCGCCAGCGTTTCGACCAGAGCGCACGACGCCCACCATGCCGCGCTTTACCTTTTTCGCGCCTTCCTCGCGCTGCATCTGGCCAATGACGCCATACATGCCGATTTGGACAGTATCCATGCGCCCGCCGTTAACGCAGTTCATTTCGATGCCGCGGAACGTCAGGCTCTTGTGGATGTGGGCGAGGTCGGCGATGTCGCGTGAGATGCGGTCAGGTGCTTCCGATACTAGTACGTCGAATGCTCCCATCTCAGCAGCCTGCATAAGGCTAGAGAGACCAGGGCGGCCGAACATGGACGCGCCAGACTTCGCTCTGTCGAAGTATTCCTGAACGACCTGAAGGCCCAGCCTTTCGGCATGAGCCTTGCACAATCTGATTTGGTCTTCGACGGATTGGTCGTTTTGCAAGTCCGTGGAGTACCGTGCGTATATGATGGCGCGCCTCATGATGGGCGATTGTCGTTGGCTGCCGACGCTACCATGGCGTCAATGCGCGCCTGCCTCACGGCCAAGGCTCTAACGAAAGCCAGAAACACCTCTCGCGCAGGGGTGCCGCTATGCGAGTTGCTGATGGTTGCCAGTTGTGCGGACATTCATTCTCCTTCCTGCTGTTCGTGATGGACATAAATTAACTGAAAACACGCCGCCTCCATCAAGGGGCGCTCACGAATAAAGCCGCCGCTCCGTTGAGAGCAGCGGCCCGGAGGACACAATTAGTTTGCGGTTTTACCGGCAGCCGTTGCGGCGGCATCCGTTTCGCCGCGTTTCCGATTCACTTCTGCCAGGTCGTCGGTCGTCGGCGCCTTGCCCGTAGCACGATTGACAATCCTCTCGATGACCTCGTTGACGTGCTTTGGCTCCCATTGAAAGCCAATCTCGCCGAGAACCTCCGAATGTATTTCGCCAAGGCGATTCGAGCTGACGCCTTCATCTTCGTGAAGGCTGTCGTAACGGCTCGACAATTCCTCATCAGCAACCTGCTCAGCAAGTCGGGTCAGCAAGATCTTGGCAGTTTGATTGCGCGAATCTTCCTGATGACGCTTTGCCTTCTCGGCGCGCCATTCAGCGGTCTTTTTCAGTTCGAAAGAAAGAGTGTTGCTCATATCCATTCTCCTCATTGCTTGCAGTCAATAGAATACCGGCCAGCGCGCGTCATAAGACGGTGGTGGGCCGCGCTGGCCATGCGCTGCTCGGCCGGATTGCCGGGTGGTGCAGCAGCGCTGTAGTTGGAGCCCACGGCGCGACTCGAACGCGCATCTGTCCATTACGTCTGTCAGGATAGAAGGCCTGCGACGATACGTGGGCGAAACTCATTAGGCGCTCTGTCCGTGCACGGCCTCGTAGAACCGATCTCGAAGCGCTTGGGCGCGGCTGTGGATCTCGTACAAAGCGAAGATCACGCCGTTTGAGTCGTCATCGGACAGGTTACCGATGCTGTGCTCGAAGTTGACGACGCCCTCGATGTGCGAAACCGCGATGCGGGTCATGTGGAGCAGGCTGCAAACGTCATTCTCAAGATCCTGAACTTTGAGCTTTCTGTCTGCCTGCGGAAGCGTATGCAGTGTCATTCGTTTTCCTCGCTGCATCAAATCTGTTTTGCATAATACGCAATTGAGAAATGTAGTCAACTCCCTTTTGCATTTTACGCGAAAGAAATTTGTGCTACTTAGATGCCACCACACACCACGATGAGGAGACTGCATGGCAAGCCCAAAGGAGTTGGTTGCCGCAATAGCAAGAGAAACGGGGGTTCCTGAGGGAACGGTCATCCAGCACGACCGCAACCTAGCTCTAGCGGAGCTTCGCACAATGAGTGGGAGGGGGCGCGCAGTCGCCCGCGTCACTTTCGAGGACGCGGCAAACCTGATTATCGCCGTCGCCGGCAGTCGAAACGTCAAGGACAGCGCCAAGACGGTGCGGGAATATGCGTCACTGGCCGCGTCCGACTCCCTAGTCTTCGATGACGACGGCAAAGAGGTGAAGCGGGGCGAGACATTCGGCGATGCGCTCGCCGCTTTGCTCGAGGCAGTTCCCGCCGATCGCGATTCCTATCGCGACCCCGAACACGGCGCGGTCGACGTCTACCTGTACGGGCCGAATCCATCAGCTCGTATTGAATGGCGAGTTGGCGATAGATTCGACCGCATAGACTACCGTGCACCGAGGTCGTTGCGCACGTTCGCTGATCTGCAGTTCATTTCAAAGTTTACTCAGGTGACGATCGGGCATGTCGGCGAGCTGGTGGCAGAAGACGCTACTTGACCGCCAAATGCATTGTGGCAACCTCAATTGCAACCTGGGGGGATTTCTATGGACGATGCCGCCAAAACAGAAGCTGCAATGAAGGTCGTGCGATTGGCGCAAGAACTTTCTCAAGCGCTGGCCGAGGCGGACGATGTCGGTCTCGATATGTACGTTTCATACAGCGAGGTTAAGCTTCGCGATAAACGGCTCAAGCATGTCTTGGCGCACGCCCAGTTAGACCGCTCGGAGTGACTATCTGTCTGAGCGGTACTTGTAGGACGATAGGTCGTTCGCCCGAATCTCCACGTGGAAACGGTTCAGGCACGGATCGCCCTTCTTCCTCCCTCCAGGCGTCCCTTCGTCGCCATTGCAAAAGAAGTCGGTCTCATAAGCGAATGGCTCGTCTTTCTTGACCGAGTGCAGATACCATTCCAGCGAAAGGCCACCGCGATGGCAGCGCGGATTGACGCACCCAATCTGGGGCGGAAGGTTAGCCTTTTCGGTGTAAAGCCCAACAGTGGGCTTGCCGTCCCTGCTATGATAACCGCTGCGGTCCTGCTCTATCCGGATTTCATAGGTAGAGATGTTGGGGAACTTTCCTTGGAAGTTAGTGGGTGTACTCGCAAAGAATGGCTGTGCTTTCTTCATTGGCCACCCCTCATCTCCGCCAGTTTTGTTTCAGTTCATCGTCAAACCACGACTCGGCATCCGACCTGCATGCCGAGCTAATGGAGATCGACGAGAATCTTGCTCGGTCTGAACTCACCCCAGCCGAAGAGAGCGCCTACATTTTGCGGCGGAAGCAGATTTGGGAAGAGATGCATGGGGCCGTTGGTGGCGCAAATTGGGCCACCAACGACTTGAGGTCGGATGGGAGGTCAAAGGGCCCTCAGCATCAAAAGCGGTTCGCCGCCGAAGTCGCAGAGATAGATTGCCGAACCGTAGTTGCCTAGTCGCAGGATTACAACCGGGAATCGAAGCGGCGTCTGGTTACGTTACGCAAACGCCGCCAGGGCCTCTTGCCACCCGTCGTCGTCATAGATCGAGCCGCTACCGGCAGAATCGCCGAGAGACGCGCGCATCGTCGCCATAGCGCTTGCGACGGTTCCATCGATCGAAAGCCACTTCTTGGACTTCTTCAGGCGGACTTTGTGTCCGTGGCTATTCGTCTCGACTTCGGTGTTGGCGAAGCAGAAACGCAAGACGGGATGGCCGCCGTGCTTAAGCCGTTTTGCCACGACGGCCCGCTCAAGCTCTGCAATGGCGGGCATCATCGATAGCGCGCCTTGCCGGAACTCGATGGCTGGCAGACCGTCGTCCTGAAGATTGCTCAAGATGACGCGAGCCAACGCGGGATCGAACGCGATTTCCTGAACATCGAACTCGTCGCATAGCTCCCTGATACGAGCCTCAACGGCGCGGAAATCCACAACGTTGCCGTCGGTGGCTGTGATGAGCCCTTCGGCCGCCCACCGCACATACGGCGCCCCCGAAGCCTCCTGCCGCTCGCGTATGTTTTCGGAGGGGCAAAAGAATTCCGGCTTGATGACATAACCACCGTCACCATCTCGCCAGGCTGCAATGATGACCGATAAATCCGTAGACGAGGAGAGGTCGCAACCCAGCCAGCAAGGCTGGCCGCGGAGCTCCTCCAGGTCGATCGGCTCGGCGCCTGCGTCGTATGTCTCCATGTCGACAAATGGCGCAGCGGAATGGTCAAGCCAGGCGTTCGTGTGGAACTGCCTAAAGGCTTCCCGTTCGGCTGGGCGGCTCTCTGCCTCACGCGCCATCGCGCGTAAGCCAGCAATGTCGGGGTATGGCGGATTGCAAGACAGGCCTGGGTTGACGGCATGCCAAACGGCTTCGTCTCGCCAATCGGCATTCGGCGCCGGCTCGAAGATGATCGGCAGAAAAGACGGATCTTCGATTTCACCGCGAGCCACGCGGCTGGCGTATGAGTACGTGTCGAACGCCAAGTTTTCCTGCCCGCGGCCAGCCGTGGTTGCGATGACAAGCAGCGAGCCAGGTGTCTTGGACAGGCCAGTTCGCAACGCCTCCCACAAATCGCGGCCCTTCCAAATGTGGATTTCGTCTGCAAGGACGAACCGCGGTGTGCCACCATGCTGCGCGCCTCCGTCTGACGACACGGTTTTCAGCACGGAGTTGTCGCGCTTCAGGACGATCTGCTTTGGCGCGTTGAAAGCGTCGTTGATCTTCGTGGCTGCGACGAGACGCTTGTCGCAGCGGATGATGTCCGCGGCTTCGCGGAAACCAATTCCGGCCTGCGTTCGATCCGATGCCGCAAAGACGGATTCGCCAGCAGGCGTGTGCTCTGGGCCAATCGCCTCGAGAAGTGAAATTGCACTACTCAGCGAACTCTTCCTCGCGCCCCTAGGCAGCATCAGAAACACAGTTCGCACGATGCGGCGGCCGCGCTCGTCACGCGGGCCATAAATCTTACGGACAATGCGCTCTTGCCACGGATCCAGCACGAATTGGCGACCAGGCAACGTGCTCTTGGGGTGCTTGAGCCGCCGAAGGAACTCAACGGCCCTTTCGCCCTTCCCGAACGGATCTTCAATCGGCGAACCGTCATAGATCCAGTGCGGAAACGCCTTCGACACAAGGGCGGCATTATCGTTTGCGGGTCGTTGCAGCCTAGACCGAGAGCGGCGAGTCGTCGTCATCGTCTTCCTTATCCACGTCTGCCGTTACCCGCGCTCTCGCGGCCGGCGTAGCGCCCAATTCTGCAGCCCATCGACGGGATTCGGCCGTCGCCTCGCGCAAAGTTGCGTATGCAGGATGCCTCTTCATCTCGCCGTGACGGTCTGTGATGTAGGCGCCATCCTTCGCGATAGCCTCACGCGCTGCGGCAATGTCTCCGGCCGCATCGCAGAAGCGCTCTGCTGCGTGAATGTCGGCTGGCGATAGGACGCGGCGCTCGACCAAGATCGGCATGAGCCGTTTCCATTCAGCTCTGGCGCCGTCGTTGAAGTGAGCCGGCGGCCGCGGGACTTTCCTAATGGCATTATCTGCCGGCTTGGGGTCGGCCTTGCGGCCACGAGTATGATGGCTCACTGGGCGTCTCCCACGCCAAGCAGCCGGCGCAAGCCGCTGTCGTCGTCCTGCTCATCGTCTTGGTGCGATGGCTTAGCGGAAAGTCGGCGCAGTGCGTTTGCGCGGGTTTCGGCCCTTTCCGGCGACGCAGGTGGCATCTCGCCGCCCATCTTCGCGTATCCCTCAAGGATGACGTCGCAGACCTTGCTCGCGAACTCGCCGCGCGAATTCCACGAGATGGCTGCGAGGTCGCCAGGCTTGGCTCCCGGCACCTTCGGCGGAATCGCAATGATCTGGCCGCCATGACGCGCCAGCGCTACGCCGCGCAGCGTGGTTTCGATAGCCGGAAGGGCGATATCGGCGAATCCCATGATCGCAAAATTCCGGTCCCAGGCGACGACGCGCTGTATGTTGATTCCTAACAGTCGTATTTTCATCTTTAATTCCTTTGACTTGGTCGGTGGGCTGGCGTCGCGTCAGGTGGTGACGCCGCTCTCAGCGAGGATTTCGAGCCAGGCGCGCCGGCCATCCGGATCAGTGATGCTGCGGATGTTCCACTCTTGGCCGTCCTTCAGGATCCGCCAGTCGGTGGTTAGCGTGCGGGTCGCGGCGCTCGATCGTACCGTGATGATTGCCGGCTGCTTACCAGCCAAACGGCCGGCCATGACTTCCTCTCCACCACGCAGGAAGTGGAATTTGGCGCGGACAGATGCTTGAGTCTCGAATGGTCCGGCAATCTGGTTCCCGAAACCGTCGTCCATAAGGGTTCGGACTTGCAGTTCGATTTTGTGACGGAGCTCCCCTGCGGTGGCGGTCATCAGAAGCTCCACTCACGATGGTTCGCGATGATCTCCGACGCGTCGAGCGGTATGTCTAGAAGGTTGCCGGCGAAGGTGGTTTCCCTATGCTCCCACCAGTGGCTGGCGATCAGCAGCGTCGCCTGCACGAGCTCGTCAGGCGCTACGTAATCAGGCGCCAGAGTTCCAAGGAACGACGAGACGTAGCTGTTGGCAGCGTCGACCTTCACCTGTGCGGCTGCGTCTTCATCCGTGCCGTCGATGCGGGCATGCGCCTTGAACTGCGCAAGAGTAATCAGTTCCATTGATGGATTTCCTTTGATCTATCAATTTTGGTGGATCACGGCAGATGGCTGCCCCTTGGGGGCGATCACTTGCCGTCGGGGATCGCGCTGATGGGCATCGGCCTGACCTCGGCGACCTCAAAGCCACCGATCATGCCGTTCTCGCCTTGGGTCACGATAATCAGCGACTGAGTGAAACCGTCTGTCTTGACGCCGACTACTTGGCAGTCAGCCCAGCCGATGGTGTCGTCTTCTCGGTAGAACTTGAATTGCGCTTCGAACGGTTGCGCCAGCGATACTACGTTCATTGTCTCTCATCTCTTTTTCTCTCCTCTTTTGTTGATGTTACTTTCGCCCGAAAGAACCATCCACGGCAGCGGTCTTGCGGCCATGGCAGGTCGGGCACATTGATTGAAAGTTGCTCGGGTCCAGACGCCTATGTGGCGCTTTACGGATGCTCTCGACGTGGTCGACCAGCGTGGCACGCTCGCCGCATTCGACGCAGTCAGGGAAGCGGGCCAGGTGCTTGGCGCGTGCTTCGCGCCAGGCCGCATCGTAGCCCCTTGCCGCAGCAGTGGGCCTGGCAGCGTCGCTGGCGGCCTTTCGGGCTTTCGCGCACACGCACTGCTGGCCAGGCGGAACCACGCGACCACAGGTGCAAATACGGGGGGTCTTTCTTGGCATGGGAAAAGGGCGCCCGAAGGCGCCCTCTCAATGTTAGCCCTTGAGGGCCACGATGGCTTCCGGCAGTACCACCGACGAGCCGACACGCTTGCGTGCGTGGAACTTCACGATGCCGTTTGCGGCGCCAGTGAAATCGTCGCGCATCACGTCGAGGCCGACACGGTCAACGACGCGGAAGCCGGCAGAGAAGTCGCCGAACAACGCAGATGCGCCAACCGTGGAAGCGCCAGTCGAGTCGTGCGTCGCAAGGCCAGGAGCCTCATACACAGGCGCGCCGAGCAGACGCGGCGGAGTGCCGACTGCAAGCGAGTCAGACCAGATGGTGCCGCGCTGCGTCGAGGTGTCAGCGGCCTTGCGGATCTTGGCGATCGTGGGGCGAGACAGCAGCCAGGAGCCGTTCATGGCGTACTGCGTCGGCAAGCTGTAGTAGAGGTCGACGATGTCGGCGATGACGTCTGCGGTTTCGTTCAGACCGCCGAGCGATGCCAGAGCGTCGATAATGCCAGACGGCTCACCAGTTCCGGTGCCGGTCAGGAATGCGGTGGACTCCGCCTTGGCGAAGCCTACGGCGATGCGCTCGGCAAGAAGGCCGGCCATGTCGATGAAGGAATCTTCGAGGAGCTGGCGGCTAATCGGGACAATGACGGCGTGTTCAAAGACGTCGATGCCGACCTGCGCGAAGTCCGGTTCGTCCTCAGTGCGGGCCGCCGTTTCGCCGACCCAAGTGCCAGCAGCATCGCTATTGAGTACGGGCCAGTAAACTTTCGACGTGCCGACCGAAGTGACGCCGGCAAGCTGGCGAATGGGGTTGAGCTCGGTCAGCTTCTTGATAATGTCCGCACGGTATTCCGGCGCAACAGTGTAGCCACCTGCGGAAGGCGTGCCGACGACCAGCGTCTTGGTGTCGACGCCGTCAAGGCGGCCCGTCTTGGCCCAGTCGGAGATGGCCTTGGTGTCGAGCGGCGCGTCGTTGTCGTTGTCCGCGGTGGGGCGGTTCGCCTTTGCCTCAATGGCGTCGAGGCGCTTGGTAACGGCCTCGATGCTGTCGTTGATGGCCTTGGTGTCGATTGCAGTATTTTCCATAGAAGAAAGTTCCTTTGCAAAGGTGATACGTGCGTCCGGGTTGCATGGAACAGCAACGACCGAACATTCTTTAAGAGAAAGCTTGGAAATAAGCCGTCCGCCGCCTTTGCGTGGACTTGCTTTCTCGGTAACGAAGCCGATAGAGAGACCTTGAACGGCCTTTTCTACAATAAGGCTTCTTACTTCGGCCGCGCGCGCAACCGAATTGACTAGCAGACGGCCCTTCATTACAAGGCCTTCCGCTGTTGACTTGATTTCGTCCCATACGCCGACCGGCTCGTCGTGCTGGAACAAGAGCGGCAGGGGCGCCGCGGCACCTGCAAACGCTTTTGGCTCGATCTCGTCTCCGACTAGGTCGACGGAGCCGAAAGGCCATGCGACGCCCTCAATCGTGCCGTCTTCTGCGGCGGTCAGCGCCGCCTTGACTTCAATGCGTTCAATTTTGCTCACGCTGCATCCTTTTCTGGTTGTGGCGTGTTGTCGTTTGCCGGCTTGACCGTAATCGCGGGGTTGATGAACTCGCCGCCGCGACCGTCCGCGCGAGGTGCCATGCCAAGCCAGTCCCGGCCTTCGTCAGGTGAAAGCACCGTCGCCTGGATAAGGCTGTTGATTGCGGTCGCGCGTGCCGTGAGATCCGCCTGCGTCGTGTCGTCGACGTCGAAACGGAAGGAGTATTCGCCGCGCTCCGCATCAGAGAGCAGCGCCCTGTTAAGCGCAGACTCCATGGCCTTGAGCCACGGCATTAGCGAATACGTGATCCAGTCGCGGCCGGCGCTTTCCCAGTTCGACCAGGTCATGCGCGACAGTTCGTAGATCATCGACGGTGGCACTCGGAACGCTCGCGCGATCTGCATGTTTGCTTCCTTTAGAAGTTCCAGCGTCTGCGCATCGGCGCTCGTAAGCGCTACCGACGTGTAAGAGCCCGAGTTATCCAGAACAGCCACGCCGCCGCTCTTCTCGCCGCCGTGCGCCGCACGCCATGACTGGCCGATGCGCGTCGCCGCTTCCGCGTTGAGCTTGCCTTCAAACGACAGAATGCCGCCAGGTCGGGCCGAATTGGCGAAGAGTTTTTCGACGTGCCGCTCGATGTAGTAGGCGGTCGATATCGACTGCTTTGCCATGCTTAGCGGGCAGCGGCTAAAAGCTCCGCGAAGGTGGACAATGTCCGCCGACTTCACCTTCTTGCCGCCGATGCGGTACGAGGGCTCCTGCGTGCCTTTGGCGTCGTACTCGACAGTGATCGAGCCTGGCGTGTAGTGGATGATTTCGACAGGCTTGCCGCGCACTCTGTTAACGTAGCCAAGACCGCCTGCATCGCTCGTCAGCGCCTGGCTGGCGAGGTCACGCAGCAATTCAAAGCCGCTCGTCCATCCGTTCGCCTCGCCGGTAAGCAGGCGCAGCGCAGGAAAGTCAGGAACATCCACTTCTTGATCGCCGACACGACGCTTAACCGTGATCGGCGACGTCGCAACGGCCTCGCTGATGGCCCGAATGCACGCCTGCACAGCAGGCACGCTAAGCGCCTGACCTTGGCTGATGCCGGCGACGGTGCCGCCTGTCAGCAAGGTGTATAGCTCAGGATCGAAGCTGGCAGTCCCGGCAGGGAGAGCTTTTTGTTCGATGGGTGGTGCTTTCCTGCTAAATGGCCACACTAGGCGCCTCCTGAATTTGTTCGCAGCGCGCCTGGATCTCCGCGGCAATCTTGCCGAGCGGCAGCACGATGAATGATGCGGTGGGGATGAGGTCGGATAAGCCGGCGACGACGCGCCCAGAGCGAGCCGAGACGGACATCGCCGGAACTACGAGAAGCGCGTCAGACGGTGGCGGTTGGCTCAGATGTTCGAACGCCTGCGCAAGAGCCGTCGCCCAATCCCGCCCAGTGCGCTCGAGCTCGTAACCAACTCGCAGCACGCAAATGTCTTTCGCGCTAAACCAGCGGCGATGCTTTCGCCTTTCCGAGAAGAGCACGTCGAGATGGCGTGCCCGATGGACAACGACATCAAGCGTTGCGCGATGAAGGCCGGCAAGGTTAGCGGCCTCGGCGACCGTATAGTCGCGAGTTTCCCAGGCCATTGACGGCCTCCTTTCCGTTGAAAGATTTTGAATTGGACAAAACCAAACGGCCCGCTTGCTATGAGGTGAAGCAAGCGGGCCGCGGATCAACGCCGCGCGTCACGCGGGCGGATAGTATTGCTGGTTTTACATCCGAACTCAGCAATGGGGCTGCCGTCGACGGCCACATGTCCCTACATAGCGTCGACGGCTATCGCGGCCGGCAGACCGCGAAAGGAAAAATGCCGCCCTGGGGGACGGCGAAATGGTGCGAAGGGATGCGCCAGCCGGAGACAATGTCTCAGGGACGGCGTTCTTCCCTTCCTATTTACCTTGCCGCCGAGTTACCAAATGGGGACTAGGCGGCGATGATTTTCTTCAGATTGTCGTTTGCAGCGACCAGTGTCTTCTTGCCGTATCGTTCTGCAGTCTTTCCGTCTTTTCCTAAGGCCTCGCCAACTTCTTTGAAATTCGCGGCAGTCGCAGCAAGGTTTAGCGCCTTGCGCTCTTCCGGCGGTAGCGCTGCAGCCCACCGCTCAAATTCCTGTTGGCGTGCAATCTCGTCGGAGATGTCTTCCCATCGCTCAAGCGGCTGGTTGCCTTTCGGGTTCGACATCCAGCCCCCGACGAAATTGTCGCTGATAGTCGGCGCGCCGCACGGCAGTCCGTCGGGGTAGCGAGTTACCTCCGGTAACGGGCCTGCCAAAAGTGCGGCGTGGTCTTCCGCCGTGAAAATAACCTTTCGGCGCATCTTACCCGCTTTGATGAAGCGCAGCTTTTCGTTCCCATCCTCGTCCGTCTCGATAACCGTCTTGCGGTCGACCTTAAACAGCGATGCCCAGTACGATGCGCTGCGCACCTTCTCTGCCGGGTCGGGCTCCGGGCCGAGCAGTTCGCCGAAGCGGTCCTCCTGATGGAGAATTGTTCCTTCTTCAACGCGGGTTCCATCCGCGACGGTCTTACCGTTGCCAATGCGCAGCCTGCCAGCGCGGACGATGACGTTGTGGCTCTTCTTGACGCGTCCAGCCTTGTCTGTCTTGTCGTCCACCTTTTGATAGTCGACATCAATCGGACGCATCTCGATGGCGGAGCAACCGCCCAACTTGGCGTGCCGCCATTCGGCCGTCGGGCCGGCTTTCCTTATGAATGACAGCAGCTCCGCATCGGACGAGCCAGGCCGCATGCGCCGCTCTAGGTTCGATGCGGGTCGCGCCGACTGCTCTTCGCCGTCGTAATTGTCGTTGTCGGCCTGAAACCAATTAGTGCCGTCGAGCGATAGCGGCGCGCGCATCCTCGCCCACGTCAGCAGAAGAGCCAGGCTGTCCGCTAAGTGCCCATTCCGCGGCGACTCCGTCTTGGCAGTCCGAGAGAATATGTCGGAATCGTTCGCCGGCAACGTCGCCCATATGGCATTAGCCCAGGCACGCCAAATGGCTGTCGGGCCGTCGTTCTCCATCCGGACGAGGGTGCCCTTAGGGCGCTGATAGCGCGTCGGAACGATGCGGCCTTCGCGGATAGCCGTGAAATGCAGGGCGATAGCGTAGAGGCGACGCAGGCGTTCCGAGATACTCATGTATCGTCCGGACGCGGCGATGTCGTCGCCGTCCACGAGGTCCGACAGAAATTTTTCCGGAATCCATGGCGCGCTGGCTGCCTCAGGCGAGAGAGGCGATTCCGGCGCGGTCTTTTCCAGCCTTAGGACGGGCTGCTTCCCGGCCAGCCAGAATGCCAGCTTGCGGTTGCTATAGAGCCGTTGTCCGACAAGGATGTGTTCCCGTCGATTCCACGAATGGTGGTGCTCCGCGGCGATGCCACGGCTGTCGTTGATTGTCATTGAGTTCCCCAGGTCGTGCCCATCAGGGCTAATGGCCGACAATAAAGTCGGTCGGTTTCTGGCCGCTTTTGCGGCTCTTGTTTTGGCGGCTTATCCGCCGGCGCGATGGCCTTACGGTTGTAAGATAGATCGGTTTTACAATTCAGTCAATAGGCTGACTCATACTTTTATTCGTTTGTCAATCTATTTTTTACGCATTTGGGAATGACCCAATTTCAGAATGTCTTGAGCGATGCGGGAGCGCCGGTTCCGGGCCTGTTTGGCAAAGTCGCGACCCACCCCCGGCGACGAGCGGCAAGGGGTGTGGCTCACGCGGCCATGTCCCTCTGCACGTTGTCATTGGCTGGCCGCAGATCTGGGCGCCAATGGTAGAGCTCAAGCCAGGTGACGCGCCGCATAGTGATGCCGCTTGCTGTCGCGTAGCTGCGACGAGCTGCGCTTTCGATGTCTGTCTCGGCTTCTGCTTCCATGATGTCTCCCGCTTGTGGAATCGAAGGCATGTCCGTTTTTCGCACCCTTAGTCCTCTCAGGCGCAAAAACACCCTGTTTTTCCGGTGGGGGGGTGTCCCCCTCGTTTTTGCCGGACATACCTTCGGCCAATACATAGCTATATAATTGATATATATATACTATTTACTATTTAAAGGCATGTCGAAGGTATGTCTGAAGGTATGTCGAAGGCATGTCGAAGGCATGTCTGATTTCGAGGTCGAAGGCATGTCCAAAACAAAACAGGACATACCTTCGACTGCGCTTAAACAGGCCTTTCGCTATAGCTTCGCGCAGGGTTTCGCATCCTCGGGCAAGTGAACCCGAGACCAGTACCGCGTCCTAGTCTGCCCACGAACGCCTGGCTGTTCGGCCAGCACGATCTCGCCGGCTTCCTCAAGTTGCGCCAGTACATCGTTGAGCCGGTTGCGATCGAGGCTGCCTTTCACGCGCCGTGTGATGACGCCAAGTGCCAGTCCTTCAGACTTCGCTCCGTCCACCATCCGCTTCATGCGGAGGTATTCGCGCCCCTTCTCATTGTCAGCCACGTTATCGTGCGCACCGCGCAGGATTGCCCGAAAGCTGGCCTCAGCAACTCGGTTCGCCCACTCTTGGATTTCCAGCGTGATGACTGGCTCTTCCGGGTCGCAACCGACAGCCACGATCAACGCCAACCTGGCCGCATGCTCGCCGACACGACTGCGGATCGGACGATATTGGGGGTCGACTTTCAAAGCGCGCATCCGGTCGTCGAAGCCTTCAAAGACATCCTCGACTCCGTCGGCGTATGAAGCCGTGACCATGGGCCAGGGCTTGGTTTTGCTCGTGGCCGAAAGCGCATAGAAGGCGCCTGGCCCGTAACGTCCGCCGCCTTGCCAGCCAAGCAGCTTATCCACCATTTCTCCGAACTCAGCAGGCGGATTGTCGATGCTGCCGGCGGGTCGCCGTACTTTCTTCGGCGGGGTCGTGCCCGCATCGATGACAAGCAGACGGCCGAGCAGGCCTTCGGAGATATTCCCGCTGCCCAATGCCTCCCAGAACGTCGAAGGCGTCGAAACGCCATGCATGACAAGGCACGGCTGCACGACGCGTGAGAGATTGCCGTCGGCCTTCTCCGCACCGCCCCAAGTGCCGAACGGCGCGCCTGTGAGCTCCATCAAGGCTGTCAGGATCTCCTTGTTGTGTGTCGCTGCGTTCCGTCCCGTAAGTTCCGCGAGCCACTTTCCGAACTCGTCGACAACACCAAGCGCAACCGGAAACTTGCGCAAGCGTCCTGCAAGGCCGGGGAGGCTGCGCAGCTTGTCGGCCAGTAGGGTCTCCGCGACTTTCTCGCCGTCCGTGGCCGTGGCCAGAATAGCGTCCTCCGCTCGGATCGAGATGTCTTTACCGAAACCAGACTCCGCCAGTGCGACGGCATAAAGGTTTGAGCGCAAGCCAGTCGGCCCCTTGTACCTGCGGCCAGCAAGCACGGCGGTAGTCGCGAGCGCCGAAACAAGCGAGAGGTGCGGCGAGGGGAAACGCGAGCAAGACGTGATCCAGCGCGCGAACTTCCCGACGGCGCCAGGCGGGTAGCAATCGGCCTCGGGAATGGTGTTGGCGTCGAATGTAGCCTCGACGTCATCAAAGTCGTCGTCGTCGTTATCGTTGTCGGCAACAACATGAGGGCGAGCGTTGAAAGACATGCGCGTCACGGCCGGCTGGCGCGTCTCCCATCCGAAGTCCGCAGGATCGCGCCCCAATCGCTCGCACAGCCAGTGCGCGGCCATCGTCGTCGTGGCGGCGCCGCCGAAGTCGATAACGAGTTGAATCGGAGTGGTGGTTTTCTCTTCGCCGAAGTCGCGGATGCCGTCAGGGTGAATGCTGATGTCTTCCTCGAGATTGCGGCCGAGATCCTTGGACGTGACGCGCCATGCGCCAGTGCCGGCTTCCTTGCTGGCGGTTGAGAAGAGCGACGTCACCCACGCATCAGTGTTTGCCAAGGCTGCCGAATTGACGCGCTGCCAGAACGTGTCGCCGCCTTGCGGCTGCTTCCGTGGCTCCGCCTTCTTCGTCAAGGGCTCACCGGCGGCTGCGAGAATGGCGGCTGCATCTGCCAGGAAGGTGTCGACCATCTCTGGCGTGATCTCCGGCAGATCTTGCAGCGGCAGCGTCAGAGGATCGCCATTCGACCAAGTATATGGCTTCTGGGTTTCGACGTGATCGCCGAACGCGACAAACTGATTGCCAGTACCCAAAACCTCAACCTGGCACTTCTCGCCCGAGACGCGATACTCCGGCGTCTCGCGTTTTGACCGTGGATCTGTTGCGCGGAATATATAAAGGCACTTCGGAGCCTTGCCAGTGCGGCAGGGAGCATGCGCAGCGCCGGGAATCTCCATCAATCGTTCAATGAGCTTTTCAGAGATCGTAGCGCCGGGCGCGTCGATATCAATGGCGACGATGTCGCCGGTTAGGATGCCGGTGCTGATATGGTCGGGATAGCGGCGAATGTAGCCGTCGACCTGCGCGGCCTGCATGCGCATATTCTGCCAGCGCTTGAAGTGCGGCCACTTGCCCTTGACCGGCACTGGCGCGTAGCCGTTGTCAATGAGGGCGCGGCGAAGGTTCGCAAGGTCGTGAGTGTCGGGTTCAGGCTGCGCTGCGGACGTTTGAATGTTGGTCATTATGGCTCCGGTATTCAATAATGGCGAGATCGGCGATTTGCCCGCGGACGGCAGGCGAGAAAGATGCCGTCGGGCTGCCGTTATAGGTGTTGGATGGATAGACGAGGTGCGCACCGTCTGGCGCCTGCACGAGTTGCAAGTCGTACAAGACGATCTCGGTGGTGATGGCGAGATTGAACGTCATCAGCGCACGAAAGCCACGCGCGCTCGGAGGCGCGTCAAGGCGCCTGATGTTCGTGATTTTCAT